CACTCCTTTCCGGTATCGGTGCCCAACCCTGCATTCGAGCCGACCGCCGCAAGCGGCGTCGGCTCAATTTGAACGTTATGCACCGTCCCGCCAGCGCCGACTTTTTCAAGATACTCAGCAGTTGCTCGCTTGTACTTCGCGCGGTCAACCTCTTCAATATCTAGCGCGTCCACGAACATCCCGACCCTTGTAGGGTGGCGCAGCTTCATCATCGCTTTATGTTCGATCTGCCGGATTCGTTCTCGCGTTACATCAAACCGTCTGGCGCATTCGTCATAGGTCAGTTCGTCCTCGAATCTCATCCTAATTACCTCTTGCTCTCTCGGCGTCAGCGTTGAGAGCGCCTGCGTTACAAGTGCCCTTGTTTGTGCTTGCTCGATGTCAGAAAAATCTGGAAGGTAAAACTGCTGTTCGGCTGGAAGCATGGCAACCACCTGAGCGTGATCCATTTCCATCTCGCTGAAATTCCGTTCAAGCGGGTACAGTTGTTCGTTGCTCCACAGGTCTTCCGGCAACTTCCCGAGAACCTCACACAGGCGCGCGGCATCGGGGAATAGATCGCCTTCCGCAGTTAATGGGCTGCTGGTCATGTTAATTAGGCTATTCACCCTCGCGTAGCCGAGACCGTTGGCCTCGCACCACTTATTACCGGGCGAACCGCCAACATCTTCAATCGCTTTTAGCAGCCTGTTATTCCTGACCTTTACGGTTATTCTGTAGTCTTTCATTTCGTCCTCAAAAGCGCATAACACAACGCTCGTTCGGACCTGCGCGAAAAGCCGCGCAGGCCGCACAGCTAAGCGTTAGAAGGCGTGCCGCAGTTCCAATCGGGCCGCTCCCACTTGCCTTGGGCAACCGCAATGCAGTCGACCGAGTCCAGCATGTAGTCGCCGTCCGCGCAGTGATCGTCTTCTGCCTTAATTGCAGTGCAAATTCGCTCGCACTCCGCAGCGGTTGCTGCCTCCCAAGCGCGGAAGGCAAACGTCTTTTCGTACTCGCCGCCACCCGCCCGGCAATACTGACCGTGCGCTTCCCACCATGCCTCAAAGCCTACTAACAAGTCGTTCAAGGTTCGCTCCTTTCAGTCGCCGGACTGCCTTCGGCAGCCGCCTTAACTCCACCGTTGGGCTGCTCTGCTGCGGCCTTCGCGGCGGCAATCTCTTCTCGCGTCGCAAGCCTCTTGTTCCCGAAGGCCCCCTCAATGAGCAGCGGCTTTTCCTCGCGCCACTTCTTGCACTCGTACTCGTGATACGTCCTCGCTCGATTGCCGTTCCAACTCGCATCGACGGTACGTTTTTCGGCGTCCACGCTCACGATGCGAACGGGCCACACCGCGACCGTCGAAATCGTTGTGTTGCCCATCTTGTGCCGACCCACGTCATAGACGGTCATGCCGGGCTTCAGCTTCTCGAACTTCATCTCTTCTCCTCGGGCCGCAGCCCAACATTTCAATGCAGCGGATTCGCTGCGCTCACCGCTGATTTCCAGCGTTAGGCGCTAAACCCGCCGTCGTATCAGCGCCGACTTTTCCATCCTCGCGGCAAAATTCACGCCACTGCTCCAGCGCCTCATGTGCCGAGTCCCACCACTTGCTCACCGCTGCCGTGTCCTTGCTGCTCAACAGCAGGCATTCCAGTTCGAGCGCCAGCCTGTGCGCGACCGGAAAAACATCACGCATCCCCTCGCTCAGGTAATCGACCGTCTCGCGCAGTTCGCCGTTGTCCTTGTCAAGCTCTCGCAGCTTGCCGGCCGCCTGCCGCATCGCTTCGGCCTTCACTGGCGTTGCCGCCTTGAAAGCTTCGCGCTCCAAGTAGCCCGCGTATCGTTGTGCCATGCTCATCTTCAATCCTCCGCGCCTAACCAGGCGCTCAAGCGGGACCGCCCGCAAGCGGCCGGCCCCTTAGCTCTGCGTTGTTCCCCTCGGGTGCCGTCTTGTCAGCGCCGACTTTCTGGCACGGCTCGAACGTGCAGCGGTGGTCGCGCCACTTGGCTTCGTCTGCGCCGTTGTCGTTCATGACGGCAACCAGTGTGCAGCCAGATTTCTCGGCGTCGACATTGGCGTAGATCACGCATTCATCGAGACTGCCATGCTTCTTGGCATAGGCAATAAAGCTGTCGGTCGTGGTGACGCTGACCTCGGCGCGCTTGCGCGTCGGCGCCGGCAGCAGATGCTCAAGGCTATGCACCGTGTAGCCATCCGGTGCGACCAGATAGGGGATGCCGCTCGCTGGGTCGATGACTGCTTCCAGATCGGATGTGACGGGCGAGCGCGGCACGCCAACAGCTGAGCCAAAGCGCAGAAGCATTTCGGCGTCACCGCGCACGGTCTTGGCATTGGGTGTTTCGAGTTTGTTCGGCTGGTTCATGGCGTCCTCTTAGGCGGCGACGTGCTTGAGTTCGCGCGCCGGTTCGGCGGCGACTGGCTTGAGTTCCATCTTCATCTGGCGCGGATCGTCGGCCAGCAGGTTGCCTTCCGGCGTCGGCCACAGCAGGGACTCGGGCGGCAATCCCTTCGGCTTCTTGATGGCGACGGATGCCTTGACGGCCATCGCGCCGGCCGTGCTGGGCTTGACGTCGACCTTGAGCGTCAGAGTGCCGGCCTTGTTGGTGGAAGAAATGGCCTTGATGAGGTCGGCAAATTGCTCGCCGGCATGGTCGAGCAGCGGGATCAAGTCGCCTTGCTCGTTCTCGACTCGGACATCGCGCAGGTTTTCGTTGATGGGCTTGCTCATGATGCTTACTCCTTGTTGTCTGTGGGTGATAGATCAGTTGCCTGTGTGGCCGAATCCGCCAGCGCCGCGCGCCGTGGTTTCGGTGAATTCTTGAACGATGGCGAACTTTGGGCAGACGACAGGGGTAATGGCCATCTGCGCCAGGCGTGACAGTGGTTCAATCACGAATACCTCGGAGCCGCGGTTCTCGATGGCCATGATGACTTCGCCCTGGTAGTCGGCATCGATCAGTCCGACGACATTGGAAAGGACGATGCCGCGCGAGCCAAGCCCGGATCGCGGCAGCAGCAGGGCGCCGAAGCGCAGTTCGACATCTGCCGGTTCGTCGATCGGCTGCATGTGGATGGAGAATCCAGCCCCGACCTTCACCTTTCCGCCTGGGTACAGGTTGATTTTGGCTGTCATCGGCTTGGTTTCGAGTCGGCAGGCCCGCAGATCGAGTGCGCACGATCCTGCTGTTGCGTATTTCGGGCGTAGTTCGTCGGTATCGATGCGCGGGTCGAGAATCTGCATTTCAATCTTCACGCTGCTTTCCTCATGTTTGCGGTTTGCAAATGGCGAATGATCGCGTCGAGCATCAGCGACAAGTCGGATGCCTTGTAAAGCGTGGCCGCGCGATCGCGCCCGACAGCCTCAAAGCCGAGTTGCGCCAAGCCGGATGCCGTGATGGAAAGCGGCGCGATGGCGGCGTTGATGTCGCCGAGCTTGATGCGGGCGCCGTTGTCAGCCGGCAGGGTTTCGCGTTGCCCAAGCGCAGGAGTTTCCCCGGTTCCCTCTTTCGTCGATGCTTTGACGAGGCTGGCTGGTGGTATTTGTTCGTTTGCCGCACGCGCTTCTGCTGCGGCCTTGCGTTCTTCCTCGGCCTTGCGCTGCGCTTCGCGTTCCTTTTCCTGCTGGACGCGATTGGCTACCAGATTGGCGAAGTCTTCCGGTGCCTTGGTGCACACTTGGGCGAAGTCGGGGAACAGATGGCCATGCTCGGCCATGATCTTCTTGTTCTTCGTGACCATCAGGCTGAGTTCATTGGCTGCGCTTTTCTGTTTGGCGAGTTCGGTTTGAGCCGCGTCGCGCAGGCTGGCGATCGACTTCTTGCCCTTCATGGCATCGGCCAGGACATCCTTGATGGTGGGCGAGATAACCGCAATCCCGAGGTCGTCATTCAATTCGGCTGCGTGCTGCGCAAAGGCGAGTTGCGCATCCAGCAGAATCTCATGCCTGATGGCTTCTTTCCGCGCCTTCACTAGCTTATCCAGTTCGAGCCGCTTGCTGCGCATCATGGCCTTGATCTCGTCCATGGCGCGGAACAGGGTATCGATGTCGCTGGCCTGGGCTTGTGCCTGTGCCTTGACCAGTTCGATCTTCTTCTCGCCGTCGTCGAGGAACTTGACGGTCGATTCAGCAGTGGCGAAGTCAGTATCGCTTTTTAGGTCGGTGTTGATTTCGCCTATTCTGGCTACTACGACATCCTTCCATTGTGCGAGGTTCGATGCGACTACGCTTCCGCTGATCTGAATGTTGAGCGCCGGTAAGTCGGCAATCGGCGCGGCGACTGCCGCCGGGATGACTTCGAAGTGCTGGTAATTGCGCAGATCCTCGGCAAACTGCTTCCACCCGGCGATGATGGCGGCGCGGCGCTCTGGCCTGGATTCGTACCAGACCTTGCCGCGGATGGCTTCGTTGTCCGCGCCGACGAACAGAATGCGTTCAGCACCGCTGACGAGCAGTTGCTGTTCAAGCTGCGGCCAGTGCGAGTCGGAGATCTCGGCGCCATCTGCCATCATCGCCTCGATCTTCTGCGACCACAGCTTGCACTCGAAGCCAGTCGATTCGTCCATCGTCAGGCCGTCCATGCTGGCGAGCAGCTTGAGGCCGTCGAGTTCGATCGACAGGGTGACGGGGTAGAGGTCTTCCTGTAGGTAGGCTTCGGCCAGTGGGCGGGCGACGGCTTCGGCTTCGTGTCCGGCATCAAAGCGGCGCTGCGCCATGGCATCGACTTCCGGCGCGATTCCGGTCGCTTTGAGGCGCAGCAGTTCGGTGCGCGTCATGTATGGGCTGGTGCCCATCATTGCCGCGGCTTCGCTGGCCGTGAAGCAGGTAGCGCGAAGGGCAAGCCATTCCCGGCTGCCTTGAGTGACTTCATGGATGGTTTTGTTCATGGCTTGCTCCTAGCCGTTCATCAGTGCGTCGGTGCGCTGCTGGTAGAGCGCGGTCAGTTCTTCCCGCTGCGCCGGGTCAGACACTTCCCCGATCAAGTCGGCGGCAACGTCGAGAACATCAACGCTCGTCGCCTTTTCTATCTGGCCCTTGATCTGCGCGAACAGGTCGGGTGCTTCGGCCGGCGCGCGGATCGCGGACTTCTGTTCCTCGGATAGCACGCCCTTGCTGCTGACCATGGCAATGATCTGGTCTGCAGTCTTCTTGCCGGCTGCGATGGCCTGGTGCCATGCCGGCAGGTTCTTTTTGAACTGGTCGGCAGGGTAGGCGGATGGTTCCTTGACGCGCTCTGCTGTTCCGTTGATGACTGTCCCGCTGGCCTGCCCACCAACACCTTCCGTACCTTCGACAATGCGCTCTGCTTCGTCCTGGTCGTAGATTCCGGTGTAGCCGAAGGCGAGGCGAGCGCACTGGATCAGCGCCTTGTGCCTGAGCATGCGTTTCGGGTGCGACTTCCACGGCCCGGTGTCGCGGCTGCACTCGTCCTTGTATTCCGTGACCTTGATCGGCTTCGATCTGTCCTTGCGATAGATGACGCAAGTGCAGTCCTTTTCTGACTGCTCGAACTCCAGCCCATCGAATTGAGGATGCTCGTTGATGATCCGCGACCATCCGTCGACACCAACAACCGGGACGATCCCGTTGTTTTTGTCCGGGAAGGCGTAGATTTCCTTCGTCCAAGGATTCAGGCCGTACTGGTTGGCGACGATCAGCAGCGCCGTCATCTGTGCATCAGATACCTGTCCTTTGAATGCGGTCGCCTTGAGCGTGTCCAGAAGCTCCGGGCTGTTGCTCATGTCGAAGCGCTGCGCGAGCTTGCCGGTTAGAGAGGTCAATGCTGTGCTGTTCATTCAGTGTTCTCCTTGAGTCGGTAGTAGTAGCTGCCGCGCGGCCCTTTGCGCTGTGCAACCTGGTTGGTGTCGATCAATTCACCCAGCAGGCGGCGGGCATGGGCTGAACTGAGTTGAGTTTTCTTGCAGATCTGCGCGACGCTGCATTCGGAGGTAGCTTGAGCGATCGCCTTGAGTACGTGTTCGCGCTTGGCGTCGAGTTTTTCGGTGCGCCGAGTTGTCGGTTTCTTGGCGGGCTTCTCGATTGGCGGCGTGGTGGTGGTTGCCATCAGCATGGCGATGCAGGTCAGCCATTTGCTCATGCCTTCCGCTTCCGCTTCGCCATGCCATAGGACGGTTCGGCCGAGTAGGTGCAGATCGTCCGGTCGCGGTATTGTTCGCTGGCGATCAGCCGCTCGCCTTGCGCAGTCGGGCAGATGCGCGCCACTTGTTCGGCCTGGTGCTGTCGCCCGAAGTCGAAAGCCAGCGCAGGAATGCCGAGGATCATCACTGCGGCGAAAACGATCCGGTCGGTCATACTGCTCTCCGTTCATTGATCGCCAGCGTGTCCAGCAGACGGTCGACTTCGGCGATCCGCTGCCGCGCATCGCTCTCGGCCGCCTTGTTGCCGGACGCGTGTGCCATGTAGAGGTCAAGCGCCGCGCCGTAGCGCAGGAACAGGTACCAGTAGCGCATCATTCGCCTCGCTTCCCCCATTCCTTTTCGGCCATCATTACGATGGCCTGGGTAATGAGGTCGTCAAGCTCGATGGCAGCAACGAGCGTTCCGCCAGCGGCCTTCTTGAGCGTTTCCGCGAACTGCGCCGGGTTCTGTTCGAGGTACATGCCGAGCGCCTCGGCCAGCTCTTCCGGATCCTTGTAAATCTCGACCACGCGGGCATCCAGGAAGCGCCTGCGCATTTCCGGCACGGTGTCGTAGAAATCGGGCGGATTCACCGGCCAGTTTGGCGGAGAGGCCAGCGGATTGCAGATCGAGCGCGCGGCGCGGAAAAAGTCGTTCATTCGATCTCTCCATCGAACAGCCACCACAGCAGCATTGCGCAGCCGATGGCGATGTTGTCGAGCAGTTTGTCAATCACGTCGTCCTCCTTTGTCAATCACCCAGGGAGCCGGCTCTGTTGCGGCACCGTTCGACCGCAGCGGATTTACGGATTCCGCCAATCGGCGCGGTTTAAGGACAATGCCCGCGCCCCGTCCCTGCTCTAAGTGCCGTCAAGTGTTTGGCAGCCGTCGCACTTGTCGGCCAGCTATTCATGCCGCTGGCAGGCTCAATCAGCAGTATGGGCAAGCCCCCGGAACAGGGTGGCGCCCCATTCCTGCACAATTTCAAGCTCTGGCCGGCGCGGTGTCTCTCCGCATGTGCTGTACCGGCTTTCTCGTTACCCATGGGTGCCATCCCATGAGCCTCGACCGACCTCTGGCGTGTTGCTTGCCTCTACTGCTGACTACTTGTTGCGCCCTACCGGGTGATTCAGGTTTCGAGCGGCCTTATAGCGAAGCTAGTACCGGAGGAACCCTGACAGTGCCTTTCGGGGTATTGCTGTAGTGCTTGGGAGTATTAGAATCCGAAAACGGATCCATGTCAAGCCGGAAACGGCTTTCACGAAAGAAAATTTTTAGTCGTGCTTGTTTTCTGCCGTAGACATTGCAGCGCGCAATCTGTCGTACAGGGCTTTTTCTTCTTTTGTGATATTGCTTATGATATAGGGATTCCGAGGATCAAGATCGGGAACTAGCAGCATCCATGCTTGCAGATGGAAAGCGCTGGCAATCGCTTGCAGATTGTCAATCCCAATGGCGGACTGTTTATTGCACGCACGCGCGATCGTGCCTTCTCCGACGCCACAGCGCTTTGCCATCTTGAGGTTGGTTAGCTTGTACTCGTCCTTCAGGCGATTCAGATTGCCGGCCACAACAGATTTGATATCCATGTAGCCAGTTTGCAAAAGAAGTGAATCCGAAGGTGGATTAACGTTCTTGCAATGAAGCAGTTTACGTATTATCATGTTTCACCATGAACCTAGCAAACGACATTCGCGCACGGCTCAAGCCCATGAGCTACGAGGAACGGGATGCAGTAGCCAAGGCTACTGGAGTGCCGTTTTCCACGGTGCAAAAGATCGCCATTGGCCAGACTGAGGATCCTCGCGTTTCGACCGTGGAAGCACTGGCCAAGTATTTCGGCATGACGCTTGAAATCGCGCCAATGCAGAAAGCCGCCTCGCGCCAATGCAGAAAGCCGCCGCTCGCGATACGGCAAAGGCAGCCTAAATGAAATACTCCTCCCCCAGATGCGTCAGCACCTTTTGCCGGCAGCCCGCAAGGGTTCGCGGGCTTTTCTTTTTCTACTGGCGGCAGTTGCGGATATCCGTATCCATCATGCGTTTGTCGACATCCGCTATGGTCTGTGCGTTGGCCTGCTGGATTTCGCGCGCCATGTCCATGCAGAGTTTGAATCCAGCATCGTTCGAGCCGAATTCGATGGCCATGGCCTTGCACTCGAAGAATGCCCGCGCGGTATCGGCCGACGCTTCTTTCCGCGTGGCCTCCAGCTGCTTGAGCTTGTCTGCGCACGTTGCTTGCCCGCATGCGGACAGCGGCAACAAGAGGATCACGGCAATTACACCAATTGGCTTGTTCATCGATTGAGGCTCCTGTGAGTTCTTCATTCTCGCGCAATAACGAAACCTCGCCACTCGGGAAATGTACCGCGCCCGTGCCCGGTTTCAAAGTCCCCGAGGAAACCTTCGACGCGATGAACCGCGAGGCCCGCGATGCCGGGATGAGCTTGTCGGAATGGATGCGGACGCTGTGCATGGTGCGGGTCCATGGGATTGATGTTGTCACCAGCCTACATCGTCAGCGTCTCGAAGTCGTATCAGGAATGGTGAAGGAAAGGAGAGATTAATGGCCGAGCAGCATGACACGCTCAAGGAGTGCCGCTTCATCACATGGCTTGGGCTTGGTCCGAAGGAAGAACGGTACACCGCCTGTTCCAGGCTGGATCTTCTGACGAACTACCACGCTGCATTGCAGCGCCGGGTGAATTGGGACGGCATCGATCGTGTTGTCGTGATGCGCCACATCACCCAGGAAATCGAGCGAGAGCAGATGCTTTCAAAGGATCGAGGGTAAAGCGATGCAAGGCCAGCAGATCAGTATCGATTTCAGCGCCGCCACGCATGCTCGGCGCACGGATCCGGAAACCAGCAAGCAGGCCGCCGCACGGGTGCGCGAGTTTGCGTCCGGCCAGTGTGCGGAGATTCTTGTCCTGCTGCGCCGCTATGGCGCCATGACGCCGGAAATGATCGCGGCCAAGATGGGGATCGATGCCTATGCGGTGAGGAAGCGCTTGCCTGAACTTGAGCGCAGTGGCATGGCCCGGCCCAATGGGATGACCGCGCCGACGATCAGCGGCAGAAGCCAGCGGGTTTGGGAGGCGGTGTGAAAACGATCAACCGGACAACGGGATTGCAACCCGGCGCGGCTTCGCCTATCGGCCGCGTGTCCGACCATCTTCACCTGATGGGCGGGAGATAGGCAAGTGGCTGAAAAGCGAAAGCAAATTAGCAAACGAGTCCGCTTCGAGGTGTTCAAGCGGGATGGGTTCAAGTGCCAGTATTGCGGATCAGTACCGTCACAAAGGGTTCTCCATGTCGACCATATCGTTGCGGTTGCCAACGGAGGGAACAACGGGATGGACAACCTGATTACATCATGCGAATCCTGCAACCTCGGGAAAAGCGCGATTCCACTGACCTCAATTCCAGAAAGCCTTAGAGATAAGGCTATCCGAATCAGGGAGCAGGAGGAACAGATCAAGGGCTACGCAAAGGCAATGGACGAAAAACGGGAGCGCCAAGAGTGGGAAATGTGGCGCGTTGCTGATGCCCTTGATCAAGGTAGCCCGGAAAGTGGAATGCTTAAAACCAGGTTGCAGAGTATCAAGACGTTCCTATCTCGCCTTGACTACTACGAGGTTCTGGAGGCGGCAGAAAGAACTTCAAACATGAAGGGCCGGCTTACTGACTACTCATTCCGGTACTTCTGCGGAATCTGCTGGGCAAAGATTAAAGAGGCAGATAATGGCCCGCGCTAGGAACATAAAGCCAGGTTTCTTCCGCAACGCAGAGTTGGTTGAGCTTCCCACTGAAACCCGCCTTCTGTTCATAGGACTTTGGACGATCGCAGACAGGGAAGGGCGACTTCAAGATCGCCCAAAGCAAATCAAGATGGAAATCTACCCTGCTGATTCTTTTGATATTGAAGCAATGCTTCTGCAGCTACATGAAGCCGGGTTGATTCTTCGGTACGAAGTTGATGGGAATCGGTACATACAAGTAGTCAACTTCACCAAACACCAGTACCCACACCGCGACGAAAAGCCAAGCACCATACCAGCACCATACAAACACCATGTTGGCACCATGTTGGATGTAGGTAGGGACGAATCCAACCCGGCTGATATCCTGAATCCTGAATCCTATAACCTGAATCCTGATCCCCAGACTAAAACCTCTAGCGCTGACGCGCCGAGTTTGCCCGACGAGCCGGAAGGTTTTGAAGAGGCATGGGCGCACTACCCGCAACGTCCAGGTCGAAGCAAAGTAGATGCGCTACGGGCATGGAAAGCGAGAGTCAAGGAAGGCGTTGATCCTGCTGCGCTGATCGACGGAGTAAGGCGCTACGCGGCCTACTGTCGCGGGACGAATACCGAACCTCAGTTCGTCAAGCAGCCGGCGACTTTCTTCGGCCCAGGGCAGCACTACCTGTCCGACTGGACTATCCCGGCCGCAAGGGCATCGCCTCGCCAATCGCAAGCAGCAGAGCGTGAGCAGGTATCGATGATCTTGACTGGCAGGGGAAGGGGAAATGAACAACGAAGTGGCGGCAACGAGCGGGACATTACCGGGGAAGTTGTCCGTGTTGCCTGAACCTTGGATCGACAGAATCTTTGGACGCATGGAGGCGCTTTATGGATCGCTGTTCCTTGAGCGGTGGCGTGGCACGCGGCTTGCCGAAGTCAAGGCGGTGTGGGCGTCAGAGCTTTCGAGCTTCACGGACAACCCGGAGTGTTTTGGCCTGGCGCTCAAGGCGCTGCTTGATGAATGCAGGTTCCCGCCGACGCTGCCCGAGTTCGTCGCCTTGTGCCGCAAGCATTACCGGCGCCCGACCGAGGCCGTTGCTGTCCTCGAACACAAGCTGACGGCAGAAGATGTCGAGCGCAACCGGGCGCGGGCCAAGGATCTCGTTGAAAAGCTCGGGCGGAGGCTGGCCACATGAAAACTTGCGCGTGCGGCGGCGATCTTCTCCGGCATGGCGTGACGCACTACGCCAGCGATCCTTCAATCGTAGGCGTTCGCTACAAGTGCCGCGAGTGCGAAAAGACGTTCACGCAGCGCATGGAGTCAGACGAGCATAAAGGGGCGTTGTTTTTCAATTCGACCGGGGGGCGCCCGCATCGCAAGGACTGGAGGATGTCGGCGTGACCGTCCAGTGCATCGCCTGTTCATCGTTCAGCTTCCGCCGCGCGCATCCGGAAATGGCGCAAAACGGGTTTGGCCATTGCCAGCACCGGGAGAAGTTCATCGCGCACCTGGCCACTTCGGAGCGGGAGTGCGACAAGTTCCGGCCCGAGCAGGACGATGTGGTGAAGGATCGCCGGGAATGGCTGGCGCGGAGGAAGGGTTGATGGGCGAGAAGAGAACCTTCCGGCTGGTCAACATCGACGTGCGCCGCCGTGCCGCCGCCTACCTGATGGACGTTCCGGAGGGTTACGTCGTGACGGTGCAGGAACCGAATCGAACCTTGGAGCAGAACGCCGCGCTGCATGCGGCGATCACCGACATCGCCAAGCAGGTCAAGTGGCACGGCGAGCAGATGGACATCGAGGACTGGAAGCGCTTGCTCACGGCGGCTTGGGCGCGCGCCGAGCGCGAGCCGGTGAAACTGGTCCCGGCGCTCGACGGGCATGGCTTCGATGTTCTGTACCGCCGCACCAGCCGGATGTCGAAGCGGGAAGTGTCGAGCCTGCTCGACTACCTGCACGCTTGGGGTACGGAGCAGGGGGTCAAGTGGTCGGATGTTCCGTATCGGGAGGCCGCGTGAAACGCGCAAGGATAACCAAACAGCAGGCGCACCGCAGGGCGTGGCGGTCGTTGTGGCGGCTACGTGGCTGGCTGAGTGGCAAGCGATGGAAGGACTACAAACTGATGAGGCGTGCCGCATGAGCTGCGTCGGCTGCAAGTTCTACAAGCACGCGCCTGGCCGCAAGCCGGTTTGCGAGCGGTATTGGAAAGACGAGCCGGTGCGCTGCATCGATTTCAGGCGCAAGCAGGGGCAGAGGGCGAAATGATCAGGGTCAAAATCTGCTCGATCTGCCGCGAGAAGTACCGGCCTACCTCGTCCATGCAGAAGGTGTGCAGCGTTTCATGCGCCATCGAATACACCCGCAGGCAGGCGGCGAAGAAAGAAGCGGACAAGGCGAAGGCCGAGCGCAAGGAGGTTAAAGCCATGCGCGAACGCCTAAAGACGCTACGGGATTGGCTGAAAGACGCGCAGGTGGCCGTGAATGCCTATATCCGAGAGAGGGACAAGGACAAGCCCTGTATCTCCTGTGGGCGGTTCCATCAAGGTGCATACGACGCTGGCCACTATCGTTCGACGGGGGCCGCTCCTGAACTTCGCTTCCACGAGGACAACATTCACCGTCAATGTGTACCGTGCAACCAGCACAAGTCGGGTAACGCGATCGAGTACCGCATCCGCCTGATTGATCGGATCGGAGTGGCGCGGGTCGAGTGGCTGGAAGGAGCGCACGCGCCAAAGAAATACACCATCGATGAGGCGAAGCAAATCAGGGACAAGTACCGCGACATGCTGCGGGAACTGAAAAAGGCTGCCGCATGACCTGGACGGCAGCTGACGAGGCCGAATTGCGCAGTCGCCTCAGAGCGGCCTACCTGCAGAGCGAGAAAATGCAGGCGGATCGAGAGCATCACGACGCACGATGTACCGGAAAGGCTGCGTTCAGCACGCGTGAGGACGCGAATCGCGCGATCAAGCGCGCGAAAACGATCCATGCCAGGCGCCAGCCGTATCGGTGCCAGGACTGCGGCAAGTTGCACATCGGCAGTGACACGCACGGCCGGCAAGACCGGGTGAGGCTCTACGGGGATGAGGGGGGTTTCGAGCGAGGGGGCTATGTCAAAACCAAGAAACGGCATTGATGTAGATGCGGAGGTCCGGGCCGTCCGGTGTTTCAGGACGGCGAACGAAGCGCGGGCCTGGGCGGAAACGACCAACAAGGATGGTCGGGTATCGCCGTGCATCGACTGTTCCGAGGGGTACCGTGACCAGATGGTGCTTGAGGCGCGGTGTGCCCACCCGGAAACGGTGTTCATCCGGGATGACTCGGGCACGATCGTCGGGGTGAATTGCCACGATCCGCGCTGGCAGTATGTGGTGGCCGGCCGGGATTCGCGCAATAACCGGGAACTGGCCTACCGGATGCGGTTGGTCGATGGCGGCACGCCGTTCAAGTGAAACATGGCGCCAAACTTGGCCCCGGCGCTTTCTGTGGGTAGTTTTGGCGGGCTATCGTCGTAATCCCATACTTTGAAAGGATGCTACCGTGGGTAAATATCGTTCCGCAGGACTGAATACGGCCAACGACGCCGAAGCCGTCACTCCCAGCGACTCGACAGCCATCGAGTTCGTCGCCCTGTATGTCGGCGGCACTGGAAACGTGGTGGTCAAGACCGATGCCAACGGCCCAGCGATCACTTTCGCGGCCGTCCCGGCCGGTGCCATCCTGCCGATCAGTGGCGTCCGTGTCATGGCGGCCACGACAGCGACCAACATCGTCGCCCTGCGCTGACCAGCACCATGCCAGAGGTTTCCAAGCCCGCAGTGAATTGGGCAGAAGTCGAGCGCCAGTACCGCGCAGGCATCAAAACACTGCGCTTGATCGCCTCGGAGCATGGCGTTACCCATACCGCAATCAACAAGCGCGCCAACAAAGAAGGCTGGACCCGCGACCTGAATGCGAAGATCCGGGCAAGAGCGGAAGAGAAGGTTTCCAAATCGGTGGTTTCCACGGAAGTTTCCAAACAGCGTTTGGCAACCGAGAGGGAAACGGTCGAGGCCAATGCGGAACTGCAGGCGCAGGTGATTATCGCGCAGCGCAAGGACATCCAAGGCTTGCGCAAACTGGTCAATGAACTGTCGGCGGAGCTTTCGTTGTCTGGAAACAATATCGAGGCGCTGGAGAATCTGGCCGTCCTGATGGCGAAGGGCGAAGAGTTGAGCGACAAGCGCCTCGATGCGGTGATGAAGGCGATTTCGCTGCCTTCGCGCGTGATGTCTGTTGAAAAGCTGGTGAATGCCTTTTCCAAGCTGGTGGCGTTGGAGCGCCAGGCTTTCGGCATCGATCGGGAAGAAGAAAAGCCGAAGGATCCGCTCGAAGGCATGTCAGAGGAACAGTTGGCGGCCGAAATGCAGGCGATCTTCTCGCGCATGCGCATTGTCGAGGGCGAGTCGGTTCGTGTCTAAGGCGCTGGTCAGACCGTTGCCGGTGAGTCGGACGAGGATGATCCAGATCATCCGGCATCTGCGCGCGAAGGAACAATCAATCAAGCGGCGCATGATCTACGGGCTATTCCCCGATGCCGGGCCGCTGCGGCGCGAGTTGTACCCGAAGCATATCGAGTTCTTCGCGGCCGGCGCCGAGTACCGCGAGCGCTGTTTCATGGCCGCGAACCGGGTCGGCAAGACGTTTTCAGGCGGCTATGAGGCTGCCTTGCACCTGACTGGACTGTACGACGACATCGCGCCATGGTGGGATGGGCGCCGATTCTCTACTGCGGTTCGAGGTTGGGCAGCCGGCAAGACCAACGAAACGACACGGGACATCGTGCAGGCCAAGCTGTTTGGCGAGGTTGCATGGCGCGGTGGTCGGAAAACCGTGACCGGTACCGGCTTGATCCCCGGCGATGCGATTGGCGACATCACTTGGAAGCAGGGCGTGTCCGATCTGATCGACACGGCCAAGATCAAGCATGTTTCGGGTGAGTGGTCGTTGCTGGGCCTGAAAAGCTACCAACAGGGGCGCGGTTCGTTTGAGGGCACCGAGCAGCATTTCATTTGGCTGGACGAGGAACCGCCCATGGACATCTACGGCGAGTGCCTGATCCGGACGGCGACGACGCAAGGCTTGATCCTGATGACCTTCACGCCGCTCGATGGCATGACAGAAACGGTGATGCAGTACCTTCCGGACGAAATCATGTCGCAACTGTCGGCCGAGGCGAACTGATGCCGGCCGTATCGCCTTCCAAGTATCTGGTGATGGCGGGTTGGCAGGACGTGCCCCACATCGACGCCAAAACCCAGCAGGAATTGCTCGATGCCACGCCGGAACACATGCGCGCGGCCCGCTCAAAGGGCATCCCGATCCCAGGATCCGGTCTGATCTTCCCGATTGACGAGAACACGATCAAGGTCGATCCGTTCCCGATCCCGGCGCACTGGCCGCGCATTGTTGGCTGGGACTTTGGCTACGACCACCCCAGCGCTGGAGGCTGGCTGGCTTGGGACCGTGACAGCGACACGCTCTACCTGACCGATGCGTACCGGGCGCGCGAGGGCAATGTTCCTGTTCATGCCGCTGCAATCAAGAGCCGTGGTGCGTGGATCCCGGTGGCCTGGCCGCATGATGGCCTGCAGCACGACAAGGGTTCTGGCATCCAGCTGGCCAAGCAGTACCGCGACGAGGGCTGCAAGTTCCTCCACCATTGGGCGCAGTTCGTCGAAGAAGGGCTTGACCATGAAACGATCGCGGCCAAGACCAGCGTCGAGGCTGGCCTGTCGGAAATGCTGACGCGCATGAAAACCGGCCGGCTCAAGGTGTTCAGCACGGTGGGCGAGTTCTTCGAGGAAATGCGCCTCTACCATCGCAAGGACGGCAAGATCGTCAAGGTACGCGATGACCTGATTTCGGCGGTGCGCTACGGCATGATGTCCCGCCGCTACGCCATCGTCCAGCCGAAGGAAGAAGAGGATAACGTCGTGCGCATGCGCAACTGGCGCGTGCTGTAGCAATTCCGGCGCGGCCGAGTCAAGCTCGCCGCCATGAATGCAAAAAGCTGACGCTCAACTCGGTTATCGAGAGGTCGGCATATTCAATAGCGTGCATGCGAGATTTCTTGTGCACGCGCCATGCAGCAGAGTGAAGCGACTCAATCCGCCCCTGTAGCCCAGGACGAGCAGGACAGCCGCGGCGCTCCGCTGTCCATTCAGGAACTTGGCGAGTTCCTCGACGAGATCCGCAACCAGCCGGCGTGGCGCCGCGAGGCGAACAAGTGCGTCGACTACTACGACGGCAACCAGCTGGACGCCCAAACGCTGCAGGACATGGCCGACCTGGGCATGGCGCCGATCATCGAGAACCTGGTGGCGCCGACGATCGATGCCGTACTCGGTCTGGAAGCCAAGACGCGCCTCGACTGGCGCGTGACACCCTCGAAGGACAAGCGCGACGCCGAAGTGGCCGAGGCGATGAACGTCAAGCTCTCCGAAGCCGAGCGCGAGGCGAAGGCGGACCGGGCGAATGCCGATGCCTACGCCAGCCAGGTCAAGGCCGGTGTGGGCTGGGTCGAAGTCAGCCGCGAGCATGATCCGTTCAAGTACCCGTACCGCTGCACGGCGATCCATCGCAATGAAATGTTTTGGGACTGGCGCGCGCGCGAGCCTGACCTGTCCGATGCCCGCTACCTCATCCGGAAGCGCAAGCAGGAAGCCGATGTGCTGGTGCTGGGCTTCCCGGAAAAGAAAGACCTGATCCGGCATGCCTCCTGCAACTGGACGAGTTTCGACGCGCTGCTGCTGGCCGGCGACGAGGTAACGGGCCTCGCGCAATCGCAGCAGATCGAACGCGGATGGGGCTTGCACGATGACGACTGGCGCGATGCCTCGGCCCGCATCGTGTCGGTCTATGAGGTCTGGTATCGGCGCTGGGTGCGCGGCAAGGTTCTCAAGGTGCCCGGTGGTGGCGTGGTGGAAATGGACACGAACAATCCGCGCCACATTCAGGCGGTGGCGCGCGGCGTGGTCCAGATGCAGGACGCCATTTTCGCCAAGATGCGCGTGGCCTGGTACATGGGGCCGCACTGCCTGCTCGACATTCCCAGCCCGTACCGCCACAACCGCTTCCCGTATGTGCCGTTCTTCGGCAAGCGCGAGGATCTGACCGGCATCCCGTATGGCCTGATTCGCGGCCAGATCCCGATGCAGGACGAAGTGAATGCGCGCAACAGCAAGATGGTCTGGCTGCTGTCGGCGAAGCGCGTCACGGCAACAAGGGGCGTCGTCAAGGACAAGGAACGCGCCCGGCAGGAAGTCGCCCGCCCGGATGCGTGGATCGATCTGGAGCCGGATGCCCCGCCGAATGCCGTGTTCAAGGTCGAGTCCGACTTTGCCTTGAACCAGCAGCAGTATCAAGCGCTGGTCGATAAGCGCGAGGCGATCAAGAACGTCGCCGGAATCTACAACGCGATGATGGGCAAGGACGGTCAGGTTTCGTCCGGCATTGCCATTCAATCGCTGGTCGAGCAGGGCACGCAAACCCTGGCCGAGATCAACGACAACTACCGCTATGCCCGCGCCTTGGTGGGTGACCTCCTGCTGTCGCTGATCATCGAGGACATCGGCCAGCAGCCGACCGAGGTTGTCGTTGATGGCGGCGGGTCGAAGGCATCCAAGACCGTGCTGCTCAATGGCAATGCGATGGCCGAGAACGGCGTGCCGGTCATCACCAATGCGGTGGATGTCGCCAAGCTCAAGGTGGTGCTGTCGGATGTGCCCAGCACGCCGAGCTACCGCATGCAGCGGCTCAACTCGCTGACCGAGATCGTCAAGAGCCTGCCGCCGCAGATTCAGGGCTTGGTTCTCGATTTCGTCATGGACGCGACCGATCTGCCGGAACGCGAGGCGATCGTCGAGCGCCTGCGTACCTCGCTCAACCTGCCGACGCCGGGCGCCGAGCAGGATCCGAGCGGCATGCCGCAGAACCCGCAGCAGTTGGACCAACTGATCAAGCAGTCAGTCATGCAGGCATTGCAGCAGGCCGGCGTGGAACTGAAGAACCGCGAACTGGCCGTCAAGGAGAAGGACGCGGAAACGCGCCGCCTGTCGGTCGAGCAAGCGGGCGAACACAAGGTACTCGATGCCGTCATGCGTGGCGGCATCGGGCAGCCGGGCGGAGGCACAGCACAGCCATGAAGGCCGCCCAACTCATTCCCGCAGCAATGCGGAATACCGCAGGCCCCAGCGATACGGGCATCCCTTCAACTCCTAACGCTGCCCGGCGACAAGGGCTGCCAGCAATGGCATGGAGATTTGTGCAATGAGTGGTGACAACACCAAAGACCTGGCGTACTACCAAGCCAATCCCGACGAACTGGCCGACCTGAGTCTTGAGGAAATCGAGGCGCTGGGTGTGGCTTCCGAAGAGGGCGAGACAGCAAGCGGCAAGGCGCCCGAGGCCGCGACGGAAGCAGGCGAGGACGACAAGGACGGCAAGGCAGGACAGCAGCAGGAGCAAGGTGAGTCGGCAACCGAAGGCGATCAAGACGCTGACGGTGTGCTGGCCAAGGACGGCAAGAACGTCCTGCCGTTTTCCGTATTGCAAGGTGCACGAGAGCGCGCCGCGAGCCTCGAACGCATGGTCGAGGATCAGAAGGCCGAACTCGAACGCTTGCGCGGAGAGCGATCGACCGAAGGAACGTCGAGCAAACCGGAAACCGGGGAACCGGCCGAAGGCGAGAGCGGCGAACTGTCGGATGAGGTCATGCAGGTGGTCGAGCAGGAGTTTCCTGCGCTGGCCAAGATCCTGCGTGCCCAGCAGAACGAACTGTCGAGCCTGCGTGAAGAGCGGATCGCTCGGAGTGCAGCCCAGGCCAGCGAGATCGCCGACAAGGTGCAGGCCATTATCGACGCCCAGCCCAAGCTCGCGCATCTGCAATCGAACGATCCGGATGCGTGGCGCGAACTGGTCGAACACGATAACCGGCTGGCAGCGTCGCCCAAGTGGAGAGGCAAGCCGCTCAACGAGCGTTTCGACGCGGCGCTGCGGATCTACGAGGCGGAAAACGGCGAGGTTGCCCTGCCGCAATCCGGCACCAAGAAACCCACTCAAACGGCAGAACCATCCCTGGACACGCCTGCGGCTGCATCGCGTCGCGGACCGACCACCCTCTCGGATCTTCCGGGCGGGAAGCCGGCCCCGGTCGATGAGCAAGCGTCAATTGAGCAGGCAAGCGCCGTCGAACTGACTGCCCGGTTCGAGGCCATGACCCCCGAGCAGCTTGAGGCGTTCATCGCCCGGTCTGGCGGGTAGTTCATTTCTTTTATCGAGAGGACTCAATCATGACGACCAATATCCCCTACGGTTCTCCGTTGGCTGTCAAGACCTTCTCTGCCGCTGTGTTCGCACAAACTCAGAAGAAGCCCAGCCTGCGCAAGAATCTCACCGGCCCCGCGCCGACCCAAGCCGATGCGGAAGCCAAACTGCGCGGCCAATCCAGCCCCGACATGCCGATCGTGCAGGTGCGCGATCTGGTCAAGAATGCCGGCGACTCGGTTTCCGTCGATCTCTTCAACATCGTGACCGGCAAGCCGGTGATGGGTGACAAGAAGCTCGCCGGCAAGCTGATGCCGCTGACCTTCGCCAGCATGGATGTCAAGATCAACCAGTGGCGCGGTGGCGTCGACGGCGGCGGCCGCATGACCCAAAAGCGCACCAAGCACAACCTGCGCGGCATCGGCATTGCCAACCTCGCCGGCTGGGCTTCGCGTCTGGAAGATCAAGTGACCCTGGTGCAACTGGCCGGCCAGCGCGGCAGCCAGATGACGAAGGATTGGGTGGTGCCGCTGGATACCGATGCCGACTTCCAAGACATCATGGTGAATGCGCCCAAGACCCCGAGCTTCGGCCGCTACTTCACCGCGGGCGGCGGTTCGACGCCTTCCGGCATCAGCACGTCCGACAAGCTGACGCTGGACGACATCGATCGCGTCAAGGCGATCATCGAGGACATGGATTTCCCGCTGCAGCCGATCAAGCTGCCGGGCGATGTGATGTCCGACGATGAGCCGATGTTCCTGATGATGGTCACGCCGCGCCAGTGGCATTACCTCCAGACCAACACCAGCGGCCAGGTGTGGCGCACCTTCCTGCAGAACGCATGGAACCGCGCGAGTTCGTTCGAGTCTGGCAAGAAGCATCCGCTCTTTACCGGCGAGCCGGGCATGTGGAACAACATCCTCATCCGCAAGATGGGCCGTTCCATTCGCTTCAATGCGGGCGATCTCATCAACCACTACAGCGATGCGACGACCGAAGTCACTTCGGGTGCCAACGCGACGGCGGGCGTCGAGATCGAGCGCTCACTGATTCTCGGTGCGCAAGCCCTGTGTGACGCCTACGGCGCTGATACGGATTCCGGCACCCATTACCGCTACTTCGAGCGGCTGGTGGCCGAGGATCACAACAACAGCGTCGAGTGCTCTGTCTCCGGTATCGGCGGCAAGGCCAAGGTGCGTTTCACCATCGACGGCGCTCCGGTTGACCATGGCGTGATTGCCATGGACAGCTACGCGCCCGATCCCCGCACCTAAATGAGTGATCCGGAGGCTTCGGCCTCCGGCCCCCTCTGACCATTTGAAAAGGAAACGATCATGGCGACCATACAAGTCAAGAACCTCGCAAACCAAGAGCCTCGTTGGGCTGGCGCCGTTGGCAACCAGTTCGTCGAGCAATACAACCTGGCCGTCGATTCTGCCGGAAAGGTAAATGGCGTCGACCTCGGCACGGGCGATGTCATCCTGTTGGGCTTCCTCAAAGCCGGCTGGACCCTCCATCCGGCTGCTGCCGACGTGGTGATTACCGATGCCTTCGGCACAGGCGTTACCGGCACGCTCGGCTTTGCATATGTGGATGGCGTCGATCTGGCTGGCGCTGACGCGCAGGATGCCGACTACTTCATGAAGTCGAACACGCTGGCCGCTGCTGCCATCGTGCGCGGCAACAATGAAGCCGTCAAGCCGATCACGCTCAAGAAGTCTGCGTATCTCACGCTGACCTTGGGCGGCACGGCGCACGACGCATCTGCGGCAGACATGGATGTGTTCATTCGCGGCATCAATACCGGCCTGCTGTAAAGCCGGAATGTTGTAACCCGGGTGCCGGCCTGCCGATGGTGGGCCGGCTCCTTCCACCCACAAGGATGAACGATGAACGAGGCGCCTGAAAACTTCATGTCGCGCGATGCTGGCGGATTCATGGACAAGATCACTGACCTGATGGACGAGGAAGAAAACGTCGTCATCGGCCCGCCCGGGTCGAGCAATTCCATCATGGTGCCGGTCAAGCACGTCGGTATCCGGACGGAACGGACGGACAACGTGGCGAACACGGGCCTGAAATGGCACGGCAATGAAACGCTGCTGGTTCCGGAACAGAAAGCGGTGATCCTGCTCAAGTATCCGGACGTGTGGGCATTCGACAATGAATACCTCGATGCCAATGCCGGGACGAATTACGATGGCCGTGTCCCGCTGGTGATCTACGTCACCACGGACGACTTTGCGGCACTGTCATCCGGCGCGGCGGAAGTCATGGTGATCCATGCCGACGATTCCAAGCCGGTCGGTCGCGCGGACGCGAACCTCTCGCTCAACGAGGAACTGGCGGCGCTCGACAAGGCAGGTCTGCTGGCCTATGCCGAGGCACATGGCGTCAAGCTGGACAAGCGTTCGGCCGAACCTAAACTCCGTGAGCAACTGTTGCTGGCGCTGGCCGGCGACCCGCTGGCACAGGAAAACGAGGAATAAGCCATGGCCACGCTGCAGGAAGTCATCGACCTGGCGCGCATCGACCTGAACGATCCTGTCAAGATCCGCTGGCCGGACGCCACCCTGCTCAAGTACGCCAATGACGCCCTGCAACTGGCCCGCACTTTCCGCGCGGATCTGTTCGTCGGCAACCTGACATCCGCCCTTTCCGATCTGGCCTTGAGCGGAACATTCCCGCTGCCATTGGCCTATCGGCGCCCGGTGGCCGACTACATCATTGGCCGGGCATCGTTGAAGGATGACGAGAACGCGCAGATGGATCGCGCCCCCGGCTATCTGCAGATGTTCAAACTGGCGCTCGGGGTGTAGCGATGAAGGCGTGGAACACGTTTCTCGATTATGTGATGCCCTGGGTAGCCGGCGTCGAACAGCCCATGGCCGAACATGCGATCAAGCTGGCGGCCATCGAGTTCTTCACGGATTCACGCTGCGACCGGCGCACGCTGGCGGCTGTGGCGACGACGGCCGGCAGCCATGCCGCAATCGCCCTGACGCTGCCCAGCGATGAACTCAAGATCGTGCGCATCGAGCGCGTCCGCTTCGAGGATGGCGATGACCTTGACCCGCTCATGGGCACCGAGGACACGGCCGCACTGCTGAATGAAGATGGCGAGCCGGCCTACTTTCGCAGGTACTCGTCGTCCGGGGCAATCACGGTATTGCCTTACCCGGATGCCGTCTATCCGCTGATCCCAAGCGTTTCGCTGCGTCCGCACCTGGCCTCGACCGGGATCGAGAGCGACGATCTGGCCGAGCGCTACGCGCAATCGATCGGGTACGGCGCCATCGGCAAATTGCTGGCCATGCCGCGCAAGCCATGGACAGATGCGGCAACTGCCGCCCTGAACTTCGGGCTTTTCAAGCAAGCCGCACAGGATGCGCTGGACGATGCGAATGCGGGCGATACCAGCGCGCCGGCCAGGGTGCGGTCGGTATTTGGACTCAGGTGATGGCGCGCATGACCCCGAATTTCACCTATGCCGAACTGATCCAGTCAGACATTGCCGAGCGCTTCGGCATCGACAACACGCCGGACGATCCGCATGTCGTCGGCAATCTCTATGTGCTGGCGAGCGGTTTGGAGCGCTGTCGCGCGATTCTCGACAAGCCCATGATCATCACCAGCGGATACCGCAGTCCGCGCCTCAATGCGCTGGTGAAGGGGGCGCGCAGCAGTGCGCACTTGTCCGGTCTGGCGGCCGACTTCCGCGTGCCCGGCATGTCTGCGCGCGACGTGTGCCTGCTGCTGAAAGATCACCGGCACATCGGGTTCGACCAACTGATCCACGAAGGAAGCTGGACGCATATCGCGTTCCCCGCCGAACATCGCCCGCCACGGTACAGCGTGCTGACGGCGGTCTTTCGCACCGGTGCGCCGACGACTTACCAGGAGGGCATTGCATGAACACGATGATACTTGGAAGCATTTTCGAGATCGGCAAGACGCTGATCGAGCGCTGGCTGCCAGACCCGGAAGCGAAGCGCCAGGCTGAACTCGAACTGATGCGCATGGCTGCAGACGGAGAACTCAAGCAGGTCATCTCCCAGCTTGAGATCAATGCGCGCGAGGCCACGCATCCGAGCGTGTGGGTATCCGGGTGGCGTCCGTTCTTCGGCTGGATCGGCGGCGTAGGTTTCCTTTACGCGACGGTCGTACAGCCCGCGCTGGTCTGGTATGGCGCAGCAAAGGGCTGGCCGGTGCCGCCCGACGTGAATCTCGACCTGCTCTGGGTCGTCGTCACCGGCATGCTCGGCATCGGCGGGCTGCGAACCTTCGAGAAGGCGCGGGGGGTCAGCAAGTGAGCGACAAGGACTTCGATGTGCGCGGCGAGATCATGAGATCAATCAGCGCCACGGACGATGCCAAGGATCGTTCGATGCTGATGCTGATGCTCGGCGTGCTTGAGCGCGTCGAGAAGCTGCTTGCCGACGAAGAAACACTGCGACAGCGCGTTCTGAACGGCGACTACCCGCGTCACTCAGAACATCACGAGCTGATCGAAGAGCTTGCGGACATCAACGCTGCCGAGGCGATCCGTTGGGTCAATCAGTTCCGCGACTCTGGCGTGGATGAGGTCTGCCACTACTCCAAGACCAAGATGCAGGAAGACATAGATGCCAAGGCCACGCGCAAGGGGTTCAAGCATGCCGCGCTGATGTCGCTTGCCGGCGAGCTTGGGCGCGTTGCCATTACCGCTGTGGCGGCGGTCACTGGCGTGCTGTGGGTGATCAAATGAACGACGCCTTCTACCTCAAGCTCTTCGCCGTCATCGCCGTCATGGTCTGCGTCGTCACTGCGACCGTCTGCGTGCGCGACGTTCTGATCGAGCAGATTCGGTGCGAGCAGACGAAATGACAGGCTGGGTAGTCCGTCAATTCCGAGGCATTGCACCACGGGCCGAACCGCGACTGCTGGCCGACAATCAGGCGCAGATCGCCGTTGATTGCAAGCTCTGGCATGGCAGCCTGCGGCCGCTGCACGACAACCTTGAGGTACTTCCGGCACTGCCCAAGGCAGGTACCGTCAAGAGCATTTACCGTTTTGGCAAAAGCACGGACAGCGACGTTCTCTACTGGTTCCACTGGCTGTATGACACGGATGTGGTGCGCGGTTTCGTGGCCGGCGACGACTACGAGCGCACCTATTGGACGGGCGGCGGAACTGAGCCGCGCGTAACCAACTTCCAGCAGGCGACCAATGGCGGCAGCAACTACCCTGTGGCCAGTTGGACGCTTGGGCTTCCGCGCGGGGTTGCTCCGAATGTTGCCGTGGGCGGCACTGCTGGCGGCGAGCCGGAAGAGCGCACATACGTTTATTGCTGGGTGACAACGCTTGGCGAGGTCGGGCCGCCATCTGCGGCATCTGCCATCGTGACAGTTGAAAGCGGCCAGTACGTCGATCTTTCGGGAATCCCGGCTGTTCCGCCGACCGGAAACTACAGCATCGCCGGCAAGCGCATCTATCGCGCCACGGCGGGCACATACCTCTATGTTGCGGACATCAGCGCCGTGGCGACGACCTACCGCGACAGCATCCTGACGGCTGACCTTGGCGAGGAAATGGGTTCCCTGTGGTGGGACATGCCGCCCGCCGATCTGCAAGGGCTGGTTTCGATGCCGAATGGCATCATGGCCGGGTTCAGCGGCAAGGACATCCACTTCTGCGAGCCGTTCTATCCGCACGCCTGGCCGCAGAAATACATCCTGACCGTTGATGATGACGTGGTGGCGCTTGGCGTCCTCGATACCACGCTGATCGTCCTGACGAAGAGCTACCCCTACACCATCAACGGCTCGCACCCGGATTCCATGGTGATGGTCAAGGGACAGTTGCCGCAAGCCTGCGTTTCCAAGCGCTCTGTTGTGTCGGCCGGTGATGGCGTGATATTCGCCTCGCCGGACGGCATGTTCATGCTTTCATCGGCCGGCGCGCGCAACCTGACGGAAACCATGTTCACGCGTGAGGAATGGCAGACATTCAAGCCATCTTCGATGCACGGCTACCTGCTCGACGGCAAGTACATCGGGTTCTACGACACGGGCGCGGTGCAGGGCGGGTTCATTCTCGATCTTGCCGGCGACATGACGCTGATCGGCTTCTATGCCTCGGCCGGTTATTACGACCCGCAGCGCGATGCCCTGTTCTTGGTGACGAACGGCAACAAGCTCGTCAAGTTCGATGCTGCCAGCACCTACCGGACGGCGCAATGGCGCTCGAAGGCGTTCTATCTGCCCAGCCCGCGCAATCTCGGCTTTGCCCGCGTCGAGGCATCCGGCTACCCGGTCACGCTCAAGACGGTGGCAACGCTAGCGAATGCGACCGAAGCAGCTGCCGTCGCCGCGGCTTACCCTGGCGTGGTGACGGCAAGCGGGAGCAAGATCATTTACACCGTCAGCGTGACGGATGATCGCGTGCTTGGTCTGCCGAACGGCTTCGCGGCGAAGGTGTGGGAGTTCGAGCTGTCCAGCCAGTTCGAGATTCTGTCTGCCGGCTTCGCTCAAACGGTGCGGGAGTTCTCGCGTGGGTAGGTCTGGTCTGCCTTCCATCATCAGCCAGATCCCTCTCGATCTGCGGCAGTTCCTTGATCGTGTCCGCGAATTCATCGACACGGCGAAGCGCGGCGACATGGCCTTTGTGACGCGCGAGGATCTGCTGGATTCCGGCATTGCCACGCCCGGGCCTGGAGACACGCTGTTGCCGGTTGCGTATGTGCTTGACACGACTCCACCGCCGACACCTTCCGGGCTGTTCGCCGCAGGCACGCTGACATCGATCTATCTGGCGTGGGATGCTCCTGGGTACGCCAACCACGGCTATACGCTGGTCTGGCGCTCGCAGGACAACAACTTCTCGAACGCGGTCGAAGTAGGTAGCTCAGCCTCGCGCCTGTTCACGGATTCGACCGGGATGGGCGTTGCTGCCTACTACTGGATTCAGTTCGTCAGCAAGGCTGGCGTGGCCGGCCCGGTGATCGGGAATGGAACAGGACAGAACGGTGTTTTCGCATCGACCAGCGGGACGGTGCCTGGTTCGCTGATCGCGGCAGAGTCCATTACCGGCGACAAGATTCTCGCGGGCGAAATCCTCGCCTCGCACATCTACACGCCGACGCTCGACGCAATCACGGCCGACCTTGGCGACATCACGGCCGGGACGATCACGCTCGACAATGCCGGATTCCTGCGCTCCGGAAACATCGCCTACTTCAACGGCAATGGCTTCTGGATGGGCTACCACATCGACGCCTACAAGATGTTCATTGGCGATGATGGCGGCGAATACCTCGACTGGAACGGCACGAACCTGACGATTAACACGCCAGAATTCCACTTGTCAGGCGGGAATGCGACGTTCTCGGGTGATCTGAGCGCGGCAACGGGAACATTTGCTGGTTCTTTGAATGCTGCAACAGGGACTTTTACCGGCTCGCTGCAAGCGGCCACCGGCACCTTCGCCGGATCACTGCAAGCGGCAGACGGCTTGTTCTCTGGTCAGCTTCTTGCCGCGACGGGCACGTTCGCAGGGTCGCTGGCCGCTGGTGTTATTAACTCATCGGCATTTGATTCGCTGCGCTACGAGTATGCCTCGCCCGGCTCATTCGAGTTGACTATACCGGCGATGAACGCGGGTTGGACCTCAATGAAAATGAGGGTGACCGTGCAAGGCGCAGGTGGTGGTGGCGGTGGTGGTGGGAGAGGTTTGTTTTGGAATGGTGAGGATTGGGTGTCGTTTTTTGGCGGCGGCGGCGGTGGTGGCGCTGGTAGTCGTGTTGTTTATGACAATATTGCCTGTACTCCTGGGCAGGGAGTGTCGATAACGGTCGGAGCTGGCGGTCTACCAGGTACTAGCGCGTACAGCGATAATGCATCAAATGGGTTGAGCGGTGGCGCGACAAGTGTTTACTACGGGACCTCATACACGGCGACCGCGGGTACTGGTGGCGGTAAGTCTAGTAGTAGTAACGCAGCTGGTGTTGGTGGTGTGTTGGGCGGCGGTAATGGCAGCGCATCCGACAGTATTGGGTCTGGCGGCCGCGGGGGTGCGTCACAATACGGCGTCGGCGGACAGGGTGGATATGTTAACGCGCAAGGGCCAGTGCCTGCTGTAAGTGGTGGGTTGGGCTGTGGTGGTGGCGGCGGCGGGAGTACCGCAAACTTTCTTGTGCCTCCTGCATCAGGTGGCCCCGGCTACGTCCTGATCGAGTTCTACGATCCGAACACGATCGTCCTGAATTCCCGCTACAGCAACCTGATTACCTGGCTGGATTCGATCGGCCATGGCGCCGTGCCGGAGAACGCGAGGTGAGGCGATGACGCGCATTCTTGAAACCACCCTCGATGTCGCCACGATGATCTTGCGCAAGCGCGTGGCGCCCGCCGGTGCGCTGGCCGACGTGGCGGTGCTGTGTCGCGTGGCGGACATTGCCGCGGCGAGCGATCCCGCCATCGATGCGGTGATCGATGCCTTCGACTGGGCTGGCGCGCACGGGGTGTACGTGCTCGACCTGGCCACGCAGACTATCGCGCCACAGGGCATGCCGCCGAGCGCGTGGCACGTGTGGGACTGGACCACGCTGGCGTGGGTCGACCCGCGCACGCTCGATGGATTGAAGGCCGACAAGAATGCCGAGATCAATGCAACGCGCGCCGCACTGAATACCAGCTCATTCATCCACGACGGCAAGACGTTTTCCTGCGATTCGCTGTCGCGGTCGGATATCGACGGCGTGAATGGGTACGTCGCGCTTTACGGTGTTCTTCCGCCAGACTTCCCCGGCGCATGGAAGGCCATCGACAATTCGTACTACCCGCTTGCCGATGTTGCGGCATGGAAGGCTTTTTACGCCTCGATGGTGGCGGCCGGAACTGAGAATTTCATGCGTGCCCAGCAACTCAAGGCACAGCTCGCTGCGGCGACGACGGCGGAAGAAGTGGAGGCCGTGCGGTGGTAGGCAATCAGGCCGCCATCGTCTTCGGCCCGGCTGTCATCCCGTGGCTTGAGCAGCAGCTTGGCCAAACATTCAGCGGCGAAGCGATCGGGCTTGGCCTCATGCGCGGAGATCAGTGGGTTGCCGGCGTGGCTTACCGCGACCGGCAATACCACAACGTCAATGTTTCGCTGGTTGCCATGCCGGGCAGCCTGACGCGGCCATTCCTGCGGGCAATCCACGATTACCCGTTCAACTATCTCGGTGTTAATCGGGTGACTGCCCATGTCCGCCGCAGCAATAGTGACTCGATCAGCATCATCGAGCGTGTCGGCTTTCGCTACGAAGGCTGTCAGCGCATGGGCTACCCGGACGGCGAGGACAAGCTGATGTACGGAATCTTGCGCGAGGAATACAAATGGCCCGCATCACGATAAACACGGACAAAGGCCCGTACCAGTACGAAACGGACGGCTGCCTGCTGCTGGATCAGGACGGGAAGCGCGTCGATCTGTCCATGTTCGGCTACCGCGAGTATCTGGATGGCGAGGCGATCGACAATGGCCAGCCGGTGTTTTCGCTGGATGCTCCGCTGATCGGCAAGGAACAGCCGAAGATTCTGAAAATACAGCTTGGCCTCGGCTGCAACTACTCCTGCGCCTACTGCTCGCAGGGCGGTCAGGTCGAGGACAAGACGTCGACGGACGATGCCCTGCGGTTTGTCGAAGGACTCGATGCGTGGCTGAAAGAGGATCCTGACAAGATCGAGTTGTGGGGCGGCGAACCGTTGCTGTACTGGCACAAGATCAGGATTCTCGCCCCGGCGCTGCGGTATCGCTTTCCACGGGCGCGCATGTCGCTGATCACCAACGGGACGCTGCTGACACGCAAGAAAGCCCTGTTCTTGCATGAACTCGGATTCACGATGGCAGTTTCGCACGATGGCCCTGGGCAGACGGTGCGCGGCGTGGATCCGTTCGATGATCCTCGCTGGTCTGCAATGATCCGCGATGTCGCCAAGCTGTTCGGGGATCGGTTCAGTTTCAACACGGTCATCACGCCGGGCAACTACGATCTCTTCAAGCTCATCATGTGGTTCGAGGCGCGCATGGGCGAGTCGGTCAAGGTCAATATCGAGAACGTGGCGACGGACTACGGCGGGGTGCCATGGCCAAAGCAGGAATTGAAGGCACTGGAAGCGGCCATGCGCGAACAAGTCGGCAGCGGACTGGCGTTCATGTTCCCGCGCATTCGCTGGGCGGCGCAACAGTTCCTCGAATCGCTGGTCATCCACAAGCCGCTGGCCGGATCGCATCAGGTGTGCAGTATGGACCGGAGGGATTACCTGGCCGTCGATCTGAACGGGCAGGTGCTGACGTGCCAGAACGCCGGGGCTTCATCTGGCCATGCCATCGGGCGGGTTGAACAGCTTGAATCGGTCGCATTGAAGGCGACGCCATGGAGCGCGCGGCCGCATTGCGGCGAGTGCCCGGTCGTCCATCTGTGCTACGGCTCCTGCATGCTCATCAATAACATGGCGGCGAACTTGAGTTCTGCCTGTGCTGCTTCCTACCATTACAACATGGGCATTCTTGCTGGACTCATCAAGCGCTTGACGGGCGCCGAAGTGCGCTCGGTGAGTGGCTATCGCCCTTCTTCCATTGTGCCGATCGTGGCCATTCAACATGACGGGGTAGCACATGCTTGATTACCTGAAACGCAAATTGCACCCGTTTGGCGGGTATCGCATGGACAGTGATTGCGCCTGCGCGGCGGCGCCTGACTATTCAGGTGTTGCCGCAGCCTCGAAGGAATCCGCCGAAATCATGGCGGCGCTTGGAAGGGAGCAACTGGCGGAAACCAGGCGCCAGTACGACCAGAACAGCGCGGTTGCCAGGCCGATTGTCGAAGGCCAAGCGGCCTTGATGGATCAAGCCATCGAGCAGGGCGACGACTACTACAGCTTCATGAAGGAATACGGCCGCCCGGTCGATATCGCTCTGCAGGAAGAAGCGATGGCGGCCGGCAGCCAGGCAGCGCAGGATGCGGCAGCCGGGCGCGTGCGTGGCACGATGGAAAAGGCGCAGGCATCGGAAGAGGCGCAGCAGAATCGCGCCATGGCCGGCATGGGCGTCAATCCGAATTCAGGGCGCTTTGCAGGATTGGCGGCTGCGCGCTCCGTGGCCAATGCGTCGAGTACAGCAGGGGCAATGGATTCGGCCCGGCAGACGGAAAAGAACCTCGGCTTCGCCAAGAAGCTCGACGTGTCCGGCGTGTTCCGTGGCCTGCCTGGGGCTTCGCAAGGCGCGTACTCGGTGGCGAACCAGTCGGGCAATTCCGCAGTCGGCAACCAGATGGCGCCCAGCGGGCAGTTGTTGGCCGGCATGTCCAGTGCCGCAGGAATCACCGGGCAGGGTCAAGCCATGCAACTTGGCGGGCTGCAAAGCATCATGAACTCGCAGCAGGCGATCAACATCGCCAATGCGCAGATGATGAATAGCGGTGGCGGCGACCTTCTATCCGGGCTTGGCAGTATTGCAATGGGGGCCGGTGCGTTTGGGTGGAAGCCATTCTCCGACCCTGCGCTCAAGGAAAACGTCGTGCTGGTGGATGAATCGCCGCTCGGCTTCAACATTTACGAGTTCAACTTCAAGGGTGACGAAACCCGCTGGCGTGGCGTGATGGCGGATGAGGTCGAAGAGGTCATGCCGGAAGCCATCACGATCGACTCGGATGGGTACCGCCATGTGAATTACGACATGATCGGCATTGAAATGACGAGGGTCGAATAATGGGTAAAGGTATCGGCAGGGCCATCGCTGGACTTGGTGCAGTCATGGCTGGATACGCCAAGGGCAAAATGCTCTATGAGGATCGTGAATTCGACAAGGAAAAGCAGGCGCGCGAACGGTTGAAGTGGGAGGACGAGGATCTTGCCCGCGGCGACAAGAAATCTGAGCGCGAAGCCTTCAAGAGCGGTATGGCTGATGGCCAGCCGATGAGCAACGGCGTCCCGCAGCCCAATGTTCCGGCGATGTCGCCCGATCCTGAAAATCCGTCGCTTGGGTCAGCGTTCAAGCAGCAATCCATGGCGCCGACAGAACAGGTGCCTACCGATGCGACCGGACTGGCCAATGCGCCCAAGACGCCGACCATGCTGGCGCATGCCCAACGCTTGCTCAAAGGCTACGATGCGGCCATGACCAGCGCTTCGCAGCGCGGCGACGTGCAGAGCTTTGCGCGCAACTTCGATGCCTCGGCACAGGTTCGGGCCGTGGTGCGCGAGCAGATGCGCGAGGAAGCCGATCGCCAGCATGTGCTGACGGGCGGGACGGACTTCTCGATGTACGCCAAGATCTACAACGACATGGTGAACGACGGCACGAACGTCGAAGTTCAGGCCGACAAGGATGGTGGCTATCGTCTTGTCGGCACGGGACGCGATGGCAGTCAGATCGACCGCAAGATCAAGGATGCGCAGGAAATGCGCGGACTGGTGAATCAGCTTTTCGATCCGAAGGCGATGCGTCAGCTGGAAATGCAGAAGGCCGCGAAGCTATGGGAGGCGGACGTCGACGTGCGCAAGCAGACTGCGATCGAGGGCGTCAAGCACGGCAATGCGGTCGAGTTGGAAAAGACCAAGGCTGGACTCAAGGAACCGGAAGTCGTCAAGCGCGGCATGGGCGAAGGCAAGCCGGATCAGGTCGGCACGCTCAAGGACGGCAAGATCAGCTGGCAGACTCCTGGCGATACACCGCCTGGCAGCGAACCGCTCGACAAGAAAACCACGGACGCCATGCGCACCACGATCATGGGACTCTACAAGGTGTCAGACATGGAATCGATGAGTCCGGATATTCGCCAGAAGGTCGGCAGTGCCTTGACGTTCGGATCGCAGCTGCTGCAGTCGAATCAAGGCATGGAGTCCGGCAAGCGCCTTGACATCAACACGGCGGCGAAGATCGCTTCCGACCTTGCCGATGGGTCGCTCAAGGAAATGCGATTCAATGACAAGGATGGAAACGAGTGGCGCGGCGTCGAGGTCGGCGGCGTGAGGTACGTTCTTGACCCGGCTCCTGTCAAAGCCGGCAAGCCTGGGCAGCGAGAGGTCACAGGCAAAATTGGCGATGCGTCCTGGAAAGTGTCAAAGGAAGAGCAGTCCAAGCGCGACAAGGTTGCCGGCGAACTCATCATCAAGGAACACGGCAGCGTCGAAAAGGCCAAGGCCGCACTGGCAGATATCGAACGCGAGCTGGCCAAAGCCAAAGACGGGACGCAGCGCAAGATCCTTGAGACTGAGCGGAACAAGATCAAGGCTGGACTGGCCAGTATTGAAGGCAAGCAGGCCGCGCCGAAGGTTGGTCAGGTGGTGGATGGATACAAATTCCTTGGCGGGGATCCGCGCGACAAAAACAATTGGTCACAAGTGGGGGCCGGATAGTTATGGCTAATCCATGGGAAAGGGATTGGCTGGCGCAAGAAGAGATTACGCAACCCGCAACCTCTGGACAATCGCCATGGGAACGTGATTGGGGAGTGGCGCCACTGGACGATAGCGCAGCAGCCATAGCCAAGCCGCAGAAGAACGCCTTTGGCGCGCGCATGCCGACGCAGGATGAGCTTGTGCCTGTTGAGGGCTATGAGGCGCCGAAGCCCAAGAGCGGAGATCGTGATGCGCTGACAACCACCACGGATACGCTCAAGTCCTTCGCCAAGGGTGCGGGGACGCTGACGAAGGGCATCGGTTGGCTGGCCAACAGCAAGAAGCTGGAAGAGATCGGCAAGAGCGCCGAGGAATATTGGGCCAGCAGCCAGTCAGACTACCTGAAAGAGAAGATCGCCAATGTCGAGCAGGCGGAAGGATTTATCGGCAAGCTGTCAGCCTACATCGACAATCCGGCCGCGCTGGGTGACGCGATCGTGCAGTCCATCCCCATGATGGTGCCTGGGATGGGTGCGGGTGCGGTGGGCGCGCGCGCGGCTGGGGCAATTGCGTATCGCCTGTCATTGCGTGCCGGGGCGACGGCAGAAGTCGCGGCGGCAGCGGCGCAGAAGGCAGCGTTGCGCACGGCGATCGGGACGAACATCGCTGGCGAAGGCGCGATCTCTGGCGGGGCGACAGGATCGGATGTCGAGGGCTTTGCCAAGAGCAAGGGCGCGACCGATGAAGAAGCGCGCTCGATGGCCAATGAAGCCGCGGTGAAGGCTGGGCTATGGACGGCGGCTGGTGCGGCGCTGGGTGCCGGCGTGGAATCGCGGGCCATGCTTGGGCAGATGACGGACATGGGCGTGAAGGGCTTTGCCAAGACGGTAGGCAAGGAAGCCGGGGAAGAAATGATCCAGAACCCCGGCGAGAACTACGCGGCCTACGAGCAGAAGGTCAAGCTCGACCCGACACAGAAGTTCGACCTGGGCGGATCCATCGCGGAAGGCATGGTAACGGGCGGGCCGATGGGGGCCGGGTTCCATGTGGCTGGGGCGATCGGGTCAAAGATGGGCGCCCAGCGCGATCCGATCGACACGACGCCGGTTTCGCCCGATGCAGAAATCAGCATGGCGGATGTGGTGGGCGGGAAGCCCGAACCGGAGCAGCCACAGCAGGCGGAAATCAGGACCGACTCGCCGGATCTGCAGATGCAGAACCGCGACCGTGGCACGGCGGCGTCAGTGGTGCAGATGCAGTCGATCGCCAACGCGCCAGACTTCGATCGGCTGAACGCTTCCCCAATTGCCGACGTTGGGGCGCCGCTGGTATCCGTCAAAGACAACGTGGACGAGGCGATCCAGCCGCGCGATACCGGGCATGGTGGGGAAATCACGCTGCCTGATGGCGCGAAAGTGAAGTTCCGCTATGCCGTGGTCGATGCCGGGTCTATTCTGGCGTCCCATGATGTCAGCGGCCGGGCGAATCCGGACTACGGTGCGCCGCAATCCGGGCGGATCGTTGCGCTGACAAACGGCCGGGTGGCCGGATTGCAGGAAGCCTATGCCCGTGGCACAGCCACCGCCCCGGGCGGGTACATGGACCGGCTGCTACAGGACGGCGAGCAGTTCGGCATCGCCCAGGAGGCCATCACCGACAAGGAGGCGCCGGTACTGGTGCGCCTCTACGATGACGCCGTGAATGCGCGGCCGGATATCGGCCGGATGTCGAACGCGGGCGGCTCGATGCGCATGTCGGCGCAGGAAGTCGCGCGCAACGATGCGCGGATCCTGCCGGATGTCGGGAATATCGCCGTGACCGAATCCGGCGACATCGATACCCCTGAGAATCAGCCGTTCATCCGCGGGTTCGTGCAAGGCATTCCAGAAAGCGAGCGGGCCGAAGTGCTGGACAAGACCGGGCGCTTGTCACAGGTCGGACTGCGCCGGATCCGCAATGCGATCATCCACCGCGCCTATGGCGAATCGTCCGTGTTCGGCCGGCTGGTTGAGTCGCTGGACAGCGGCATGGCCAATCTGTCGAAGGCGCTGGTACGGGCCGCGCCGAAGGTGGCCAAGGTCAAGGAACTGATGGCGGCCGGGGCGGCGCGCGACATGGACATCACGTCGACGCTGGTCAATGCCGTGTCCGAGTTGGAGAACATGCGCCGGGATGGCATCAGCCTCGCGCAGTTCTTGGCGCAGGCGCGGCTGCTCGACAACATCCCCCCGGAACTGGTGGAAGTGTTGTCGTTCCTCGATGCCAACCTGCGGGCACCGAATCGGATCTCGGCGTTCATCGAGGGCTATTACCAGCAAGTCGAGGCGCTGGGCGACCCGCGCACGGCCGATATGTTCGGGGCGCCGGAAGTCAGCACCGGGCAGATGCTCACTACCGCCGCGCAGTCGGCACAACAGGAGGCACAAGATGGACTCGATGAACCTGGCGCAATCGCTGGATCAGGCGCAACAGGAAGCGAAGGCATTGCCGCCGATGCAGGCGGAACTGCGGGCAGCGAAGTTGCGGAGAGCGTATCCGGCCCTGACCAGCCTGGTGCAGCAGTTGGCGAGCAACCCGCAAGCCCTGCAAGCAGTACAGAAGGCGCTTCCGCAGGAGTAGAAGATGGCGCAACGGGACGCGCCGATGCGGCGGTGGATCGTGAAGGCGCAGCGGCTGAACCTGATCAGCCCGCAGGAAGCGTGGCTGTTCAACGCCCTGTCGACGGCGGCAGATCAGATGCCGGACAATCAGATGGTCCTGCCGGAAAGTCTGTATCCGGCAGCCGCGAGGATAAGACTGCACGAACTGACGATCGGGGAGAGAAAGCAGTAGCGGGCACTGGCCAGAAGATTGTCGAGGAACTGAAACGCGCCAAGAAGAAGAAAGCGGCTGCACCAAGCGCGCAGACCGTAACGGCACCGCCGAAAGGCGAGGCCAGCCCTGCAGAACAGGCTACGCCTCTACCGGAATCAGGCGCAAACCAGCCTGTCGTACAGCCAAGCCAGCAGCCGGTTGCTGGTGAGGCACCAGAACAAGTTCGGACGCAGCCCGCTGTGTCCGAAAAAGAGCAGGCATTGGCTGATCTTGGCGAAGGCATCGATGAACTGGTCAGCCTGCTGGGCGGTAAGACGAACATGCTGCCCGAGGAAGAGTCGCGCATCATCCCGGTGATGTCCAAGATATTCCGGGCAGCGGCCAAGCTCGGTTATATCGAGTTCAAGGCGGCGGGCCGGTTCGTTCTCGAACAGATCCGCGCCAAGTCGAAGGAAGTCGCGGACAAGCTATCGATCGACAACCTGCAGGCCGGGTACGTCAACATCGCCAAGGAGATCGGCGGCGACAAGAAGGCGGCGCTGGCGATCGAGTCCATCGATGAACTGATGGCGGATGAGGATTCTGAGAGTGCCAACGAGTTTGTCATTGCCCCGGATGGCTCAATCGACTTTGGGGAAATCAGCGCAGACCAAGCCAGGGTGATGAAACGTCAAGCCGGGAAGATCAGGCTTGAGCGTGGAGCTCACAATCAGGATGGCACTGGATATGGCTTAGTTCATATCGAAGCCAAGCATGGGAAGCAAATTCGCAATGCTGGGTTCCAAAGCATAGAAGAGTTCATCGCCCATGTTGCCAGTGATTTCGGGGAAATCTGGCAGGCTACGGGAAGGCAGTTGCTTGTCGCCTATCGCGATGACGAACAGCACATGATGTATGTGCAGCTTGAACCAGCACGCGATGAGTCTGGCGACTATTACCGTGTGAATACCGCATTCCCGGTGCGCCAAATGGATTACCCGGAGCGGCATGGATTCAAGGAGGTGTGGCCGGCGAAGGATGGGAGCGAACCCGCATCTTCTGCAACTGGACAGCAGCCCGCATTCGCAGTCGATCAGGATTCAAAGTCCAGACCTGCCGACCCCAACGCTCGCGGAAATGCCGCCGGTCACATTCCAACTATAGCCGAACATCCAATTCAAGGCAATATCGCTGACGCAGCCCATGAAGCCGCCACCAGCCAGAAGAACGATCTTCCGCAGCCGACGACGGCACAGAAGGATGCTGGTAACTACAAGAAGGGGCATATCCGTATCAACGGATTCGATATCGCCATCGAGAACCCGGACGGATCCCAGCGCTCGAACTACGATACCGAGGCCGTCAAGGCTCTCCATGCCGCTGCACAACATCCTGACATGCTGGGGATCAGCGACCAGCCGGCGCGGCTGATAGAAGCGGCTGCCGCGCAGGCATCGCTGGGCGACTACCACATGGCGCGCGTGCGACTGAATGAGGCGGCCGTGGCTGCCGGCAAGCATGTGGGCATGAAGGATTTGGACAAGCAGATCAGCAGACTCGCGGCCGATACCTGGGTGGCCACCATGCCGCCCGGCGTGCATTACGGCTACCTCAAGCGTACCGAAGGGGCGGACGGCGATCAGGTCGATGTCTTTGTCGGCCCGAATCCTGAGTCAAAGGTGTATTGGGTCATCAACCAGCGTCAGCCGGATGACACGGCACAGCCTGGCGACAGTACCGGAACCTTCGATGAACACAAGGTCATGCTTGGGTTCCTGCGTGGCGATGATGCCGTAGCCGCCTATCTCAAGTCGTTTGAGGGACGTTTCGGCAGCAAGGTGTTCATGTCGAGTTCGCCCATGAAGTCGATTGGCGAACTTGCAGCGGAACTGCCCAAGCTCAAGAAGTCGCGGCCCGTCAAGGCGGAGAAACCAGAACCCGCCCGCCGAGCTTTGGAATTGAAAAATGACAAGATACCATCGGCTGCGAGTGAAGCCATGGGTATCGCGCTGGCACCGGAGCATCGCCAGGCGCTCTACGCCGCACTGAAAGGCAAGGATCTGTCATTGACCGTCCGTATCGAGGACACTGGAGAAACGGCAAGGCTGGACATGGATGCTGCTGACGCGCTGCAGAAGTCTGACGAACGTGTGAATTCCTTGACGCAACTGCTGGACTGCGTGAGAGGGTAGGCGCGTGCCGGCTGTCAAAACCCGCGAAGATCTCCAGCGACTTGCGCTGCAGCGCGGCGGGGTGGCGACGTTCACCGATGGCAAGAAGTTCAATACCGGGCGCTCCGCTGTTCAGCTCAAGCCGGTTCCAGCCAAGCCTGCCGTACAAGCAGCTGATCCGGCTGCGCCGGACATGACGCGCCAGATCGTGCAGCAAAGCGCCGCGCTGTTGATCGAGCAGCAGAAGATCACCGATGCGGTTGTCAAGGCGCTGCAACAGAATCAGCCAGCCGCCCAGGTGCGGCAGTGGATATTCGATGTCGAGCGCGATGAAGACAATCGCATGACGCGCATCGTCGCTCGTCCGGAGTATTCATGATGGAGAACAAAATGACCCACATCCTCGTTGGTTTCAGCACCAGGAAGAACGATTGGATCAGCCGGTTGATCTGTTGGGTGACGCGCTGGCGGCACTCACACGTCTGCCTGATCTCGCCGGATCGTGAGTGGATTGTTGAGTCTGTCGGCATCCCCTTCACCGATCCGCAAACCGGCGAAGAGCGCACTGGTGTGCGCCTCGTGCCTGCGACCTTCCTGGCCAAGCGCGACATGCTGGAAATCAGGAAGATCGAGCATCCGGCCCCTGACGAGGTTTGGAAATACGCCGTGAAGATGGCGCTCGACAAGGTGCCCTATGACCATGAGTACCTTGGATCGTGGCTGTTGCGTCGCGGGGGAGTCGGTGACGCGCGCAAACCGGCATGCCATGAGGTGATCGAGATCACCACGCGCCTGACTGGGTACCCGGTGTTTCCAGACGGCATGATCTACACCACCCCGCGTGACCTTTACCTGATCTCGAAGGAAGTCTGATGCCCACCTACCGCGTCCTC